ATAAATGAGTGATAGATTTTATTTACAGATGAGGCAAGCGACAGGGTGGGCGCCCGGGTTGCCAGAATCTTACAAACGGAGAAAAAGAATGTCAAATTGGACAGATGAAATGAAAGCACAAGCTGTAGAAATGTATCAGGACGGAGAACCGACACCAGAAACATCTATGGAACTTGTAAAAGATATAGCCGAAGACCTCGGCGAATCCCCAAACGGTGTTAGAATGATTTTAACAAAAGCAGGTGTTTATGTAAGAAAAACTCCAGCAGCTAGAACATCAACAGGTTCTACTGGTGGCGGTAGAGTAAGCGTTGCAGATGCACAAGACAAGCTCACCTCAATTATTGGTGATGCAGGTCAAGAAGTTGATGCACAGATTATCTCTAAACTTACAGGTAAAGCAGCTGTATATTTTGCTGGAATCATTGAAACCCTAAATAAGTAGTGTATGATAGTTAGGCAAGACCGAGCATTCGGTCTTGCTTTTCTTTGTTCATAAAAACAACCTCAAAACTTAACAATCCAAAAAATTTTTTGTTAGATTAAGTAGGAGGTATAATGAAAAAGGAAGAGTTTGAAAAAAGACTTGACGACGCTGGTGATGCAATAATAACATATCGTAGTCAAAACTCACGAAAACTAAAGTACAATGTTTGCACTAGAGACTTTTCTACAGAATATATTCGTCAGAAAAGAAATAGAGCAAAAGAAGGTCAACACACATCTCTATTATTTTGCTGGGACACGGATTCTTTTAGGATACTTGTGCCTAGAAATGTTACGAGTATTGTACCTCTCAACCGAGTGATTAAGAATGATTGACCTTAACACTCCCTCATTCTACGAAAAAATAATACAAGACACAGGTCATGAGCAAGTCAGACTTGTAATAAATACTTTTAGAGATATTGAATATATATCCCTACGAAAATACTATTTAGATTTCAATGAAGAATGGAAACCAAGTAAAGAGGGTATAACTATGCCTCTTGACTTTGATAATAGTAGAAAACTTTTTGAAGGATTAGTAGAAATCCTTTCCCTCGCAGAAAGTAAGTCCATTTTAGAAAATGAGTTCAAAGACTTACTAGATTCAATATACCTATCATAAAATATTTCTTGACTTATCCTTAAATTTTTTGTATAATATATTTATGAAAAATTTAGAAGGATTAATCAAACAAGCACGGATTGCTTACTACAATGGTCAACCTTTCATGTCTGACGAAGTATATGACAGACTAGAGAGCCAGTTGCAAAACGAAGTAGTCGGGCATGAAGTTTCAGGTGAGCGCAAAGCTCACGCATATCCCATGTATTCCCTACAAAAAGTATACGAAATAGCAGATAAACCTGACTATGGTGCAGAGCCTGTTGTGGTTACACCAAAGTTAGATGGCTCTGCTGTATCTTTACAATACATAAGAGGAGAGCTACATTTAGCACTTACACGGGGAGATGGCAAAGAAGGACTAGATATTACAGAAAAAATGAAGTATCTTGTACCTAACCAAATAAATACAGATGAAAAGTTCTATCAAATCACAGGAGAAGTAGTAGCATTATCAAGCATACCAAATGCTAGAAACTATGCTGCGGGAGCTTTGAACCTAAAAGATATAGATGAGTTCAAAGAAAGAATTAGTAGTATGGCATTTATTGCCTACGCAGTTCAACCATACATAAGTGAAGAGTACATACACGATATGGCTCAACTAAGTAAGTGGGGAATTGAAACTTGTATAGATTCAAACTATAGTGAGTTTCCTCACGATGGAGATGTATGGAGATGTATAAATAATAAATACTTTGAAGAATTAGGACATACTTCTCATCACCCAAGAGGTTCTTTTGCCAAAAAGACAAGAGCAGAGGGAGTAGTAACAACTCTACTTGATGTTAAATGGCAAGTAGGAAAATCAGGCTGTGTATCTCCAGTTGCAATACTAGAGCCCATAAATATAAATGGAGCAAACGTTAGTAAAGCAACTCTACATAATATGGCAATTATAGAAAGTCTTGGACTAGAGATTGGCTGTAAAGTAGAAGTTATACGAGCAGGGGAAATCATACCCCAAGTTGTAGCGAGGGTAGACTAATGCGTTTATCTATAGGTTGCCACAGATGTCAGGGGATAAGAGGAGAAACTTGTACTTGTAAAATGATTAACGAATTTATAAAAGATAACAAACAAGCCAACATTTTTCGTAATGATAAAGGATATGTAATTGACTTAATAGAGAATAATTACTTACAAGATACTAGAACGCTTTATGCTCATAGTATACATTATGCAGAAGATGTTGCAAGTAATTGGATTACAGGAATAATAAAAATTAACAAAGGAGAAAAACATGGCTAACCATGTGTATTTTAATATTAGTATAGAAACTAATAATGAAGATAAATTAAAAGAAGTTTTGGACTTTGCAGAAACAGAAAACGGCGAAATGAAATGGAAAACATGGGAAGCAGAATTGTTTCCTATATATCCAGAGCCTTATACTGAAGAAGGTTGGTATGCTTGGGGTTGTGATAATATGGGAGCAAAATGGGTATGCATTGAAGATGCAGACACTTCTCAGATTACAGGATACTCCGCTTGGAGTCCTCCAATACCTATGATAAATCATCTTGCAGAATTTTTAGGAAATGGAACAAGCATAAGAATGACATATGAAGATGAGTTTAGAAACTTTATAGGAATTGCAGAGGCAGCATACAATGATAACACATTACATGAAGGCCACGAAGAGCTAGACTCTGGAGATGTTGAATCATGGATACTAGAGCCTTTGGAGTTGGAAGAAATACCAGAAGACTTTGAGTGGTGGGAACCACACCCAAAGTTAGATGACTGGACACCACAAGAATATTTAGATGAAAGAGTTTACGAGTGGTTTAATGAAACTTAAAATAGGCAAGTGGACATTTAATTGGGAGCAACCCGATGAGAGAACTATAATGATTCATAAAGAAACTTCGTTTTCTATTTTATCAGGATTGATTACCCAAGCTCCATTAGTATTCTTTTCTAACTGGTTTATGTTAGATATTATGCAAATACAAAGTTCTTTTACACTTACATCAGTAAATATTATATTACTTACAATCGTTGGATATATAAGAGTATTTTATACTAGAAAATATTTTTCTAATAGATACGATAGCTAATGGCAGGAGTATATAATCAAACATATTTCAACAATCACCCTCACGAAAAAGAACGGGAGGGTGTATTGTATGGAGTTGTGTTAGTGAATCAACGAACATTTGAAAGAGAGTGTATAAAAGTAGGAATTGCAAGTGGAAAAGACTGGCGTCATGTTATTAAAAGAAGTCGTGGATTTAAAGGCTACGATTTACGAATCCAGAGAACTTATCACGATACTATATACAACTGTTGGAGAATAGAGCAAGAGCTACACGAGAAGTTCAAAGATGATAGTTATTCTCCATCTCAGAAATTTGGTGGACACACGGAGTGTTTCAAAATTTCTTCCCTTATTTTATCCCACTTTCCAAAAAATAATTCTTGACAAATGGTTACTCGTTTGTTATAATATATTCATATTTGAGAGAAATAGACTTTGAAAGAAATAATACCCCCAATAAATTGTCCAGCATGCAACAGCATACTTGAACTTATTGGCGACCAGTTATTCTGTCAAAGTTCTGATTGCTCTGCAAAATCAGCAAAGCGTATTGAACACTTTGCTAAAACACTAAAAATCAAGGGACTCGGTCCATCTACTATAGAGAAACTAGGTCTTATTGATTATCACGATATTTATTCATTATCCCAAGAAGAAATATCGTTTCTGTTGGATTCAGAGAAACTAGGTACAAAGCTACACGCAGAAATAGAGAAATCAAAGGGCGTTGACCTTATCACTCTTCTTCCAGCATTTTCGGTGTCTCTAATCGGACGAAGTGCCTCTAATAAATTAGAAAAAAAGATATCCGCTATAAGCGATATAACCCACGAAACATGTAAAGAGGCAGGTCTCGGACCGAAAGCGACACAAAATCTGATGGACTGGTTAATAGATGTATTTCACTTTCAGAAATACTATGAGCTTCCCTTTTCTTTTACTTGTGAAAAGAAGGTAAAAGTCAGCACTACTGACAGTAAGGGAACAGTTTGCATATCGGGTAAGTTGAAAAGCTACTCAACAAAAGCAGCCGCTAGACAAGTATTAGAAAAATACGGCTACATTGTAAAAGACAATTTAACCAAAGATGTTACTATCTTGGTTAATGAAAGTGGAATAGCAAGTGCAAAAACTAGAAAAGCAGAAGAAATGGGAATAACAATAATTAATAACTTAAAAACAATATTAAAAGAATAGGAAAATTAAATGGCATTACCAAAATGGACAGACGAGAGAACTCAGTCTTTAGTAGACTTCGTCGGAAGTGAGTCACCTATTTCTCAAAGTACAGTTGCTAACGCAGCTGATGAGCTAGAAACTTCAACAAGAAGTGTTAGTTCTAAATTGAGAAAAATGGGGTATGATGTTGAATTAGCATCTGCTTCAGCTTCTAAATCATTCTCAGATGAGCAAGAAGCAACTTTAAGTGCTTTTGTTACTGATAACACAGGACAATACACATATGCAGAAATTGCAGAAAACTTTGAAAACGGACACTTTAGTGCGAAGTCAATTCAAGGTAAAATTCTTTCTATGGAATTAACAAACCATGTCAAGCCTGCTCCTAAAGTAGAAACTGTTAGAACTTATACTCCTGAAGAAGAGTCAACCTTTGTAGAAATGGTTAACAACGGCTCTTTTGTTGAAGAGATTGCTGATGCCTTAGGCAAGTCAGTAAACTCAATCAGAGGTAAAGCTTTATCATTACTTAGAAGTGGTGAGATTGGTGGTATTCCAAAACAAAGAGAAACTAAAGGTTCAAGCAAAGCTGATGTTCTTGCTGACATTGATATTACTGAAATGACTGTTGAGCAAATCGCAGATGAAATCGGTAAAACTGTAAGAGGCGTTAAAACAATGTTAACCAGAAGAGGTTTACAATGTGCTAATTACAACGGTGCAGCTAAAAAAGAAATAGGTTAAACGCAAATTTCATTTAGTCGGCAGGGACTTTTGTCCCTGCCTTTTGTTGCTTTGAGAGAGGGTTATTATGAATATTGCGAGTGCGCTACTAAAACAGATTATAGTTCAGAAAGATTTAGACACATGGGCTAAATTAAAAGAACATTACTTACCTGGCGAGTATCAGCCGATATTCCGTATCTTGGATAAACACATAGATAATTACCAAGACCTTCCCAAATTTGAAGACCTGTCATATGAAGTCCGAGACAGGCAACTCCAAGAAAAGATTTCCGCTATCGCAACAATAGATGTTGAGGTAGACGCTTGGCTTTTATTAGACTATCTAAAGAATGAGTATGCACAAGTAGAAATCCTAGATGAGTTAGATAAGTACATTGACGGTACAGTTGCAATGGCTTCGGCAGAAGAAAACATAGAACAACTACAAGAAATAGTTTTAAGAGTAAGTGACAAGGTAGATGTCAAACCACCCGAAGAGAGTATGCAAAGTATATCTCTCTTTGAAGATGACAAAGAACTGGCGAGGTATTTACCCTTAGGACTCAATAGTGAATATGATTCACAAATACAATTTTCTCCTAGAGATTTAGTTCTCGTTGGAGGACGACGTGGTGCAGGTAAATCAGTTACTTGTTGTAATATTGCTTCTAATGTATATGAGAATGGCAGAAGTGCCCTTTACTTCACAATAGAAATGGATAGTAGAAGTATTCTGCAAAGAATATGTTCTGTTGCAACAAGAATACCACTTAAAAGACTTAGAAGTAAGATGTTATCATCTGAAGAATGGAATCTAGTCGGAGGCTGGTGGGCTGGTCGTTTTGATGGCGGACATGAGTTATTACCTGAGTTTGAAAAAACTCATGACTTTGATAGCTTTCATAAGAACCTAACAAAACTTCCCTTACACAAAGAAAAGCAGTTAGATGTTATCTATGACCCTGCTTTAACTCTCTCAAAAATTCAGTCCGAATTAGATAAGAAAGTTAACCAACTTGATGTTGGTGTAGTTATAGTTGATTACCTGAACCAAGTTCGTCGTCATAATGCTCCCACTCGTTCTGGTCAGTACGATTGGACTGAGCAAATAGAAGTAAGTAAGAAAATGAAACTGTATGCACAAGAGTATGAAACACTATTCTTTGCTCCATATCAGACAGATGCTAGTGGAGAGGCTAGATTTGCAAAGGGTATACTTGATGCAGCAGATGCAGCTTATGCTCTTGAAACTTGGGAGCAACAAGATGAGTGTATGACATTTAATTGTGTAAAAATGAGAAGTAATAGAATGGAAGGATTTACAAGTGCAGTTGACTGGGAAACACTAAAGATTGGTCCGCAGTCAGTACTAAATCCAAAAGAAAGAGAAGCCGTAAAAGAAAGTATGGCTACAGGAGAAGAAGTAGATGACATCTGAAGATTGGGACATGCTTCCTGATGTGGAAGACTTAGAGAAGATAGTAGACCGAGAACTTAAGAAGTTGGAGGACTTTGAGAAACATCAAGCAATATCTAAACTTTTAGAGATACCTTTAAAATGCCCGCATTGTGGAGAAATACTAAAGAAAGATGAAAACATTAGTTGAAAAAGGCGAAGGCTATAGAATATTTTTTGATAAACTATTTGGCATAGTACCATATTATTTATTAGAAGATACAAGAAATGCAGTACAAAAACAAGGCACTTGGATGAATGTAA